TTGCCATTTATTTTCTCCTAATTAGTTAGCTAACACACGAACATTGAACTCGGCTGCCAGATAAGTAACATCTGAAATCAGCACTGATCCGTAGTTCGTCATTTCGGTCACTATGCAGTCAAAGGCCTTTCCGCCTAGTGTCCTATCCGATTCTACCGCAAGCGAAACGGATGAGTCTCCAGTGCTTGAGCAGTAGGCATCGAGATTTCTTTGGGCAGTTCTTTCATCTACCCTGCCAACAACTACTTGAACGGCGAAGTTGTATTCGGTCATTCCCCGCTTGAAGTCTTGGTGATACTGCACTCTTGCAAGTTGCACTATTGCGATTGGAGGCGATGGGTTGTCGGGGATAGTTGGGGAAACTCTTAGCCCCGGAATGGTTGCAAGGTTCGCAGCAAGTCCATCACGCAGCTCTGTGATTGAGGCCACTATGCCATCCTGATTTTGCGGTATGGATCAACTAGGTGCTGGACATCTGGGTCAAGCCTGAAGCCGACACGCATCGAGCCAAGCTCTCCGCTGATAATTCCTAGAGGCGAGTCAAGTCGCTTGAAGATTCTTGAGGCAAGAATGACAGTTGCCTGAGTGATTGCGATTGGGACTGCAGTCCAACCCCAAGTGCCGACTATCTCCACTGTGGCTTCACCATTGCGGTATGGGAACAGGTAGTCCTCAATTGCTCTGATCTGGTAGTAAGAAGTTGTCACGCCACCTGCTCGACCATTCAGAGGCTCTGCTTGCCAGTCTTTAGCTTCCCAAGTGGTGTCAAAGGTTTCGCCGTCTTCGGATGTCCTAACTCTGGTCAGGGTGATGAAGTCCTCGGTCTCGCAGACATAGTTGTCAATAGGTGCAAAGATTTTCGTAGCAGTTCCAGCGTTGTAAAAGTAACGCTCGGTGTAGGAATCAATTTGGCGAGAGGCTGATTCAATTGCCATTTCTAGTAGCGGATCGTCAATGCCGTCAGCTATGCCTAGTGCTGCCTTGAGCTGTAAAAGTGAAGCGTAGCCATTTGTGATTGCCATTGTTCCTCCGCCTCTATTCTAGCCGAGACTAGAAGCCCTTGCTTTTGGCATATTTGTAAATCTGGTCAAGATGGTATTGTTTGTCTGGCTGATGGTTGCTGGATAGTGTGTTTCTGTCTATCCCTGCATCCCAAATCATGCGGCGAGTGTTAGCGAAATAAACCTTCGCACCCTCGGCGGCAGCGTCAATCTGAAAAGCCCAGTCCCCAAACTTGTAGTCATTTGTGGTAAGTCTTTTGTAGATTTCAAGAGTGGTCATGGGCCAACCCGGTATTGGTAGCCTTGTGGCAATGCTTGAGGTATCCCAATGCCCTCGCTCAAGTGCTTGGTTATGCCGAACGACTATTGAGTCACAAATTATTTCTGCACCTGCTTCATCGGCTGCTTCCAGCTCATCAAGTGCCTCTGGCAAAAGCTCATCGTCAATCGGCATATACAACCACCACTTTGAGGTTGCCTGCCTAGTTGCATAATCCCACTTTTCCATATTCGAGCCTTCTGGCAAAACCACAACCCTAGCTTCTATGCCTTCAGGGATTGACTTAGACAAACCAGTCGGATCACCTTCTGCAATGCCCAAAATAATCTCGTCAGGTTTTCTGTTTAGTCGCAGAACTCCCGACCACCATCGAGGGATAAATTCTGCGTATTCCATGCCATAGCAACAGGTAACAAGAGAAAGGGTTGTCATTCTTCTAATCTACCGACATTGTTCTGACCATCTCAGAAATCATCGGCCCTCTGAGGTAGCGGCTGTTGCGCCAGAGCAGTCGGTTGGTGTAGCTGAACTTGGTCGCAAGTCTTCGGTCAATCATGTTGGTTATGGTTGGTATCACTTCGATATCATCTCTGCCTAATCGCTTGGCAATCATCTTCACTAGGTCGTATTTAGAAACCCAGTCATCGGGGACTAGGTGCTGAGTTCCAGCCAATAGGTAGTTCTGTTTCATTATCCCTGCGACCACCCTTGCAAACGCCTCGGTTGTCACGCCGTTCCAGTAGTGATTGACAAAGCCGTTTATCCTTGCGCCTTCAGGTTGGTTCTTCACCCAGTCGAATAGCGAGCCTGTGCCGTTCGCTCCGATTATTGAGCAGCGCAGATTGAGCCAGTTCGCTGCCGAGACCTCGCCTCGCTTCTTGCTCACGCCGTAAGGGTCGGTTGCGTCTCGCTCAGATTCTTCGGTATAGAAACCTTTGTCACCTGCAAACACGCAGTCAGTTGCAATCTGAATGAAGTAAAGGTCTTTGCGAGTTGCGAGCAGGTGAGGAAAATCGCCATTTATCTTTTCCAGCTTTTCGACTGTTGGCTTCTTCTGTGGAATTGCTCCGATGCAGTTGATGACAACATCGCCTTCGGTCAGCATGAATCGGTCAATCGAATCTGGTGCTTCGTATTCTGAGCGTGAGGGTGCAATCAGGTCAAAAGAAGAAAGCTCTTTGACCATCGCCGAGCCAAGCATTCCCTCAGCTCCCAAGATGAGAACCTTCACCTCAGCGACCTTGATAGTTGTCTTATCTGCTCCATGCCCTCTGCTCTCTGATCAGGCCCAAGCAATGCCCCAGAGGTTGTCATGCGATCGTAACCCCTGTCAAAAACAATCCTCATCGTAGGCGTGTTGTATGGCTTTACAAGGCCCGTTTTCCTCATGTGTAGCGCAAGACCCCAGTCGGCGAATCTTATGCCCTCAGGGAAGCCTCCAGAGGCTTGCCAGAGGTGTCTGGTCATGGGGTTAGCACCGCCTAGTTCAAACTCATAATCAAGGGTCATTGGTAGCCACTTAGTCTGTTGGACATAATCTGTTCCTTTGGTTCTAAGCCAGTCGCAGACTAGGTTGCAACCCTCTGCTTCGGCTAGGGGAATTGAATTGAGTCCCCCGGGCAGGAAGTAATCGTCAACATTGCAAAGAGCTATCCACTTGCCAACGCATAGATAGATTGCTTGATTCCAATACTCGGCATAGCTGTTTAGGTTTTCTTTTATTACCCTGACAACACCCTCGTTCGGAACGCTGGCTTTGACCGCTTCCCAGTTCTTCTCATCGGTGACAATGTTTATCTCAAACGGCTTCGTCTCAAGCGACTGCACGCCTGCCCACCATTGAGGCAGGAATTGAGAATAACCATCGCCCCAAATTGCTAGGGGCAGAGAGATTAGACCAGTGTCTTCAGGAATGGTAGCCAATAGTGATTCCAGACTTTCACATCGTCAAACTGCTGAGCAAACTTGCGTGATGTTTCTGAGTAGCGGCCTTCTTCTTTTGTTACCTGATAAGCCTTCTCTAGTTGTTGAGCGATTGACGAGATATAAGGAATCTTCCACCATGCAATCTGCGCCTCATCCCAGAACAACTGTCCTTGAACCTTGAAGCCATCTTCTGCCACTAAATCCCTCGGCCCAGTCCAGTCGGATGCGATGACTCTTGTGCCACAGGCTTGCGCCTCAATGATTGGAATTTCAAATCCCCCACCGAGCGAAACCTGCAACACAACATCCGCAGCCGAGTAGAAGCCGGCTAGGTCTTTCGGATCAACACCTAAGCGGTAGTCGATGGGGTCAGGGAAAATAACAGAACTCATGTCAAGCCCGCAAGCCTCAGCTAGTCGGGGAAGATGGAAGCCTCCATAAACACCCTTCGGTTCGGTGTGGACATAGAGATAAGCGTTTGGGTGTGTTTGTCGGAACATTGCAAAAGCCATGAAAGCCTCAGCGAAAGCCTTGCGATGAATTGACTTGTTTGCTTTGTTAGCTGCATTCATTACGACTAGGAAGTCATCTTCCTTGACACCCAAAAACTCTCTGCCGTCTTGCTTGCCAATCTTGTCGGTGCGCTTGAAGGTGTTGACTGTATCTACCGAGTGCGGAATGTAGATTCCCTCGATGCCGACATCTTGCAGTTGCTCCATGCCGAAGGGTGACATTGCGATCGGTTGAACATTGTCTTTGTCTAGCCAACGCTTGACCGCAGGAGGCATTGAGATATGGTCTAGCGGTGTCCAGCTCAGAATATTGGGCCACTCTTCTGTCGGCCACATCTCAGGCTTTAGAACCCAGACATCGCAAAGAGTCAGGATGTAATCTTTCCAATCCTTGTTCATCATTTGCATCTTGTGTCCGACTGCAAGTGAATCCTGTGACATTGGCTCATAGCCTCTTGCGTAGTGTGGAATTTCTCCGTAAGGGGTTTTGTGTGTTGAGTTGTTGCCCTCTAGTCCGTAGTTCGAGACATGAGCAACATTCGCTCCATGCTTTGCAAGATTGTCAATCAGTTGCCCGATCTGCATTCCGTAACCTGTTGGCTGGTATGGCGAATTGGAGAAGGTTGTAACTGTTAGGTCTAACTGCTCTGGCTTCATAAATTCCTTTCTTCCCCCCACAATAGCAAAATCCCCCGACTTTGTGCCGGGGGACTTGCCTAGATTTCTAAGGTTGACTATGCAGCCGAGCCTCTGAAAATCTTGAAGTGCTCTTGGTGGGACAGGTTTCCGTCAACACGAATCATGAAACGGAAGACTGCAAGGTCGTTAGCGAACTTGAAGTCATCGCTCCTATCGACTCGCAATCCGCCGGCTAGACGAATTTTGTATGACGGGAGATACCCGTAGCCCACGCTTGCCGAAGCCGATCCAACTGCTGCCATTCCGGGGTTCTCGAATACTGGGTATCCAAGCAGTCTGTCTGCGGTTGCGCCATTTAGACCCGGCTCGAATAGGTAGTATCCGTCAGTGGTCTTTAGCTTGCGAGCGTTGCGGATTGCAGATGGGGCCATGAGGAAGCCAGTTCCCGGCAATCTGCGAACAGCACCATCAACCGAGTAAACAAGGTCAATGAGCTGGTCAGCGGTGAATAGACCACCTGCGATTGTTCCAGAAACTCCAGTTCCAGCAGCGGTTACGATACCGGTTGGCTGAGAAGATCCAGAACCAGTGGTTAGAGCAGCGTTAACTGCAACACCGATTGAGTTACCAGCGGCACGAGCTAGAACCTCAGCGATGTCAACACCGCTGTCTTCGATCAGCTCACGAGCAACTGGAACTAGGAATGCATACTTGTATGCGCCTAGAGTGATGGAGCTGAAGGTTGGCTCTGACTCGTCAATGGTTGCGCCTGCGGTCTCAAGAACAGCAGTTGCGTAGTTGGTCAGAACTGGAATCTTCAGGTCTTCTCCGCCAGCGGTCTCGAAGCGCTCTCCGAGGTCTAGCATTGGGCCAACCTCACGAGCTAGGTCATACACTCTTGCAACGAAGGACTGAGGAACAACTCCACCAGCATTTGATGGGGTTAGAGTTCCACGAGTCTCAAAGTTGTGAGAACGAATCTCACCCTTTGCAAGCGAACGAACATAGTCGTAGTCGGACTTTGATACTTCTGAAACATCGAAGCCAGAAGTTGCAGCAGCGGCCTTAGCCTCACGCTCTTCTGCCTTGCGGATGGTTTCGATTGCGGCTGCTCTCTCGTCAAGGTCTGCGTTGATGCGGTCGAACTTGCTCTGCTCTTCAGCAGTCAAGTCTCTCTTCTCAGCAGCAGCGGAGTCAAGCAGGGCCTTTGCTTCCTCCCATGCCTTAGCACGAGCCTCAGCCTG